TTTATTTAATAATCTAAAACATCATTATACAAAAAATATACCTAAAAATAATATTGTTTACATGAATTCTGGTTTTAGAGATACAGCTATAATTGTTTTTTCAGGATATTCAGGATTTAAAAGAGATGGTTCTAAAGCTTTTATAATTTTGGGTAGATTATCAAGTAAAAAGGACATAAAGGAAAAAATTTATGGAAATGTAGATTATTTTGAATCTGAAGGAAATTTATATTATATCACATCTGTTAAAAGGTTGCCTTATAATCAAATTGTGAATTATTCTGAATGTAATTACATGTTACTACCAGTTATATTAAATGATGAGTTAAAAAATCAAACCTTTGGCACAATATCAGGTATTAGAGATAAAAACTTTCAAAATCTTGAGGCAGCTGTTTTTAAATATTTGGTACTTTTATCAGGTAGAAAAGCAACATCAGTAATTTTATCAAACACACGTTATTTAATAATGAATGCAACTGCAGTTTGTTCTAAATTGGTTGATTTCATACAAGATAAATTTAATTTAAGAGTACAAACTTTATTTGAGGTTTACATAGTTAGAAGAATCTTTTGTAGACTAATAGAATATATTAAAGTAGCAAATACCGAAAACCTAAATTTAACAGATATAAAGCAAGACATAATATCCAATAATTACAAAATATATAACAAAATAGCACTTCCTTTAATTTTTTCAGATAGGAAAAGTACCGACATTCAAGATCTTTTCAATGAAATGTATTGTTATTATACAATCAACAAAGATTTAGTTAACCCTTATCATGAAAAAGTCAAATGTGTTAACAATTTTATTAAATATCACTCAGCTTATGAAAAATATAAAAAAGAAAATTATGAATTTATAACAGGTTATGAAAAGGATCAAAAAGATTCTTCTTACGCAATTAGATTATTGAAAAATAAAAAGGATTTTTTTCATTATGATGCTCGTTCGTGTAAAATAGGAGGTACAATGTATTTGGAAGATATCAATTTTTCTTTATCAGATTTATCAGACTTTTATAATTCCACAGATTTAAATGATTCCTTTTTAAAAATGGCAAATACTTCTGGAATGGCTCAAAATGGTCAAATTGAAGACAATAATAATAAGTCTTTAGATGTATACCTCAGTATATTTTGTGATCAAGTCAATATTGAGCCAGATAGAATAAGTATAGAAGATTCTTTAAAAAGCAGACATAGTATAATTTCTCTAATTAAAGATTTTTTATCAACAGACAAAGAAAAGATGTTTTTTGCAATTTTGAGAAAAATACAACATGGTGATTTTAGAGAAATTTACAAAATGTGTCCTAAAACTAAATGTGCAATACATGTTGTAGAAAGTTTTTCAAAGTTTATTTGTAAAAAATCAGAACATGAATACATTAGCAAAAGTGCAGAAGATAAAAATATAGAATTAAATAAAAAAATAAATGCTATTTATAATGCTGCCATACAAAAGAAAACTGGTTTAATAATTTCAGAAAATGCTGATTGTTCTGCATGGGCACCTTCTTCAACTGTTCAAGAATTTATACATTTTTTTGAAGGTTTTAAAGGGAAAATAGATTCTTCTTTTATAAATTTAATACAACTGATACTTTATAAAATGAGGACTAAGAAAATACATTTACCAACATCAGTAACTAAAAAAATAATGTCTAATATGTCCCTTGCTAATAATTTTGAAAAAAATGAAAATTACGAATATTTAGAAAAAATATTAATTGACAATAATTTTGAACCAAATGTAACTGCTGAAGAATCTTTTGTTATGGGAATGTTAAATTATGC